CCAGAATGTCCAGATTATGATTGGTGGTCGTTCCCCACGCTCCGGACTGTTCTCCGGATCCTATCTTCTCGATACCAAAACTGGTTGTATACGAGGAAGCCATAACTCGTCTCCTATGCCGCTATCTTTGTCCAACCGGGCGTTTGAGAGGTACTGATCTCGGCCCAACTGGGATTCTGAGAGGGGTCTATTTTACTCCAAACAGTTACCTGACCAACGGAACTGGTGGCAGAAACGCCATCTACCGTAAATGCGAAGTTTATCTGAACGCTTCCGATTCCGCTAGCGGCGGAAACCCCGGTCACGGAAAGATTGGAATTGGTAATTATCGACGGGCTTCCAATTGCACTGGCAGCGGAAACGCCCGTTGCGGAAACAGTTACAGCCGAGAATACGGAAGGTGATCCAATCGCGCCTGCAGCGGAAACGCCCGTTACACTGATACTGACGGGAAGGCTGATAGTTACCGACCCGGTCGCACTGGCGGCGGAAACACCTGTTACCTCGACCGGAACGGGACTGTTCCAGGGTCCGGAATTCCAGGTACTTCGATCCCAGCCAGTAATCAAAGCCATTTACGAGATCCTGATTATCGCATTGTTCGCATCGTTGGCGGGAAACTGGATCGTGAAATCCCCTGCACTGGAGGATTTGTCACCGCCAAAATTAATAACGGCAACTGCCGGATCCGCCGCATGATTGGTCGTGGATCCCGTACCGGCGGTACTCAAGGTGCTGTTGTAGATCAAAGCTCCTCTTGCACTGGAAATCGTGGAAGTGGACCAAGTGCTATCGGCGAAATCCAGAAATGCGGTGGGGACCGAGCTACTGTTATCACCCAAGGCAAGCGTCACGCTCGCTAAGGAATTGCCACCAGCCGTGTAAGCGGTGCCACTAACCTCGTTACCGGTTGTATAGCCCGTGGTGTCCGCACTAATGGACGAGCTATTGGTGAACATCGCGATCTTGAACGTATCCGCACCAATCGCACTTGAACCCGTGCGCGTGTGAGGTGTCCAAAAATGGATGCCCGCCATCGCTTCCGTCTTGAAAGTCCCGCACATTGCGGATGTTCCAACTGCCATTACAGTCTCCTTATGATCTCGGCTACGTCATCATGGCCCTGCTGCTTCATCAAAGACCATATGGTCGTTCGCTCACTTTGAGCCATCCTGTGCATATAGAAAACCAAAACTTCCTTCAGCCTGTTCCTGTGAGCAAACGCTTGATCGCGTATAACAGGAGGGGCGTCCTCCGAAACCAGCATGATCTTGTTCAAGGCCATTTCGGCCATCTCTTCCGCCGAATGCCCCCTGTTCTCGGTGGTGAACACCTGAACATTGCCCAGGCCGGAAGAACCCATTGAATCAAGCATCAGGCCACATCTCTACGCACACGGTCATAACGATATTGATCTCTGGTCTGTAAGCCTTCCCCAAGATTCTTGAGCCATTGCAGGGATTCCTGGAAACGTGTGTTGTACAGTCCCAGAAGATCCTGCTCGCCTTTCAAAAAGGTATACGCCTCGACCAGCGAGCCATAGAGCATTGCCAGTTCCGCATTGGTGCCAAGCCAGCTGGTTCCATCCCCACTGGCCGTTATGGAGGTTGGCCGGTAGAAATAGTGCAACTCCATCGTGTAGTTATCATCCGGTGTGGGGGCCAGAAGGAACGTATCATTGTCCCAATCGGCGTAATATTTAGGCGTCCCCGTTGTCGTTGGGTTCGGAGTGTAATCCTGCAACATCGTCACTTGCTTGTAGAGAAGGAATTGCTTGCTCGAGGAGACAATTACACTCAGGGAGTTCTGAGATAGAAAGTCCGTAGGCTTGGCGAGATATTGAGTGCCGGAAGATGCTGATCCCTGGGAAGACTTACGGAATACATCCAGTTGGCATTCCTTCAGAATCCTCTCTTCGGCATTTATGATAAAACGGCTTAACTGGCTCGTAAAAGTCGTCTCGGTGCTTTGCACGTAATCCTGAATTGCCGTCTTTAGGGTGGTGAAGGTATACGCCATATCATGAACTGAGGGTTACAGGACCAGCCGAAGCGAATCCCCCTCCTCCTCTCACATTACCTGTTGTCGCAGTGCCGCTTCCCGCGGCAAAGGTGAATCGATCAGAATCAACCCTGGTAATTGAAAAGCCATCGGAAGCTTCCAAGGCACTTTCGGTAAACCCATCAAAACCACTCGCATCCCTGAACCGAACGGTATCCCCGGTGCTTCTTCCATGACCCGGTTCTATAACCGTTATCGTGGCCGAACCACTGTTTCCGGATATAAAAGGGTCCATCTCCAGAAGCACGGCAACAGGGGGTTCCGTCCTGGCGGGCCGGCTGATACGGAGGGCTTGGGGATCTGTTATATGATGTCGGGGGTCCAACTGGGGCTGCTTGGGCTCGAACTCGTCCCTTCCAACCAGAAGGCCGTTCCACTCACGCATCATGTTCGTCAGTTTATATGCTCTCCCGGAGCGGTCCGAAATTCCAAGAGCGTATTTCCCAGCGGCATAACGCGGCATATCACACCCTCAGTGACTGGAAGGTGGGAACGAGACGAAGCGGAACGCCGTGGTCAATATCTTCAGAGGACGCTCTCTCGAACTCTTCTTCATAGAGCATCTTCAAAATCTGGGTTCGTTGAGGGGCCTTCTTCAGGGAAATCTGGTATGCCAACCCCGCGACCAGACACGGAAGGAACCGGAAGGGGATATCCGCCGTATTTGTGGCCGCATCCACATCCTCAATACGTTTTACCCTGTAATAGATGATCGCGTCCGTTGAGTTTTCGGGGGCCGGCCACAGGGTAATCGTCGGCGTTATCTGGCGATTTACATAGAACTGGGTAGGTCTTCCCTGGGTCGTTTTCGTAGGAATACTGAGATATTCCTGACGACTGATACGCGTGATGGAAATATCCTGACTGTCCCGTTGCACCACCGCCTCGAGAACAGAAACCGTGGCCTGAACATCAGTTAAACTGGGATCGGCAGAAACCGTCGTGGTAGCGGCACTTGAGGACCCTGTAATCGTTTCCGAAGCGGTGAAGGAACCACTCGGAATGGTCAAGGTCATGGTCGTGGCGGAAGGCTTCGTAATGATATCCGCCGTAACATTACTGGTTCCACCCGTGATTGTTTCCCCCAAACTGAAGCTTCCAGAGGCGCCAACCGTCATGGTGATCGTGCCGATTGGATAAGTGGTTATGGCCGACGAAGTGGATAACTGTGCGACTGTCTGGGTGATCTTCTCAACGGTCCAGAGGTTCAGACCACGGTTTGCCCAGTCAGCGAAAAGAAAATTCAGGGAGCGACGTGCTGTCGCGGAATCATAACCCGTTCTGAACTCGAGGCCACATCTCTCGAAGGCTTCCTCTGTGACTTCGGCCATGTCCAGATTGAAATCAACCGATCCAGAAGTTGCCATATTCCTACTCCCAAATGGCCAATCGCATTCCTACTGCTAATTGGCCTAGTATTAAAAACCCCACTCCCCATAGAAGCTTCGTTATCAAGTCGATAGACTTCTTCAGATGAACCAGATCATTCGTCTTTATGACCTCAATCTTCTCAGAGAGGAGTTTTAACTCCCCTCTGATCTCTACAAGCTCAAGTTCATTCTTTCTCTGGAGATCCGCCATCCTCTAGAACTCTTTAATGCATTCTAGAACGATGGTGTATGTGTCAGCGGCCCCGTGGCCCACCGTCGTAAACCTTAGATCTCCGGTGGGACTGGAAGCAGTGTTAACAAGACCTCCAAAAGAGGTGAAATCGAAATCTCCCTGATAACCTGAAGGAAGTTCTGTCGCCAACGTATCGGTGCTGGCATCCCACAGAATCTTTACAGAAAGACCAATCGTGCTGAACCATATTCTAGTGATACGAAGATTACTACAGGCGGTGCCATCTTGATGGGCCGATAAAGTGGAAACATCCACGGCCATAACCGCACTTTGTCCAGTGTCCACATACGTGTAGGCAAAGGATTTAACAAGCTTTCGAGGGCCGTCTTCGATGACCTTCTCTGTAAAAGTATCGGCCATGACCTACTCCTTGATCTCTCCCGATAGCACCATCATCTTGTACTTAGTGGTTCCGGGGGGAGGAAAATCCTTCTTGGAATTGATCCCGTAAGAGTACTTGGAATCCTTCTTAGGACTCGAATCAACCCAAGCCTCGTTCTCGGGAGTACTGGGGTCGTCGGCAATAAACGCACCTTTCTTGGTACGTGCTCTTGTCTTAGCCATGACGCCCTACCCCTTACGGTTGATCGTTATACTGGGTCATACCGCTAGTGACACGTTGGGCAGCAATATTAATGTAATCGCACCAGGCTGCATCCGCCGTGGTTGTCCCGGACATGGCACAGAACCAAGGGGTCAGGGCGGAAGTGGGAATGTTCGCCGTGGTCGTTGTCTTCAAGACCCGGTCCACATAAAACTCAACCTGTCCCGTTCCCTTGACGATGAAACCAAGTGTACGAACATTGGTAATATTGGAGCTTGATTCGGCGCCATCCGCAAAATCGATCCCAGTATCCGTTTTGGTTTCGGTTCCACCGCTATCGCAATTGGCGTAGATATCGGCAGCGCCTTCTACCAAAAGGAAGCCAATCTGATTGTTAGCAGTGAATGGAACGCCCGTAGCAAATGTGCCGTTTTCGGCAAGACCGACGAACATGTCCATGTCATCGGCATCGGCTACGGCCACGCGGGTTTCAAAATAGATGTTCTTGCTGGCTTCAGCCAGGAAGATTTCGTTACCCTGAATTGCGCCACCGGAATTATCCGTCGAGCCATCGCCCGTGGACTTGGCCCAACCGCCGACGTGATCAGCGAGGAGTGTCAAGGTTCCGCTGTTAAGGACCGACTTTGTCCAATCATCGGTGTCATCAATATCGACGCCCGTGAAGTCGTCGTTTTTGAAGATATAATCAGGGTTAAGTTGGATTGGAAGATTGGTAAACCACTTACCAAGTCTGCTGGAATCACTGCCGCTGCCACTGTACATGACAGGACCGGAGAACCGGGTTGTACCCATGGTACACCTCCTTACAAAGGGTTTGCCCTAGAGTCTTGTAAGCGTCTGCTGGGCCAGTCGCTAGGGCTATGTAGTCCCAGGGAAGAGCGGGAGGAAGTTTCCTTCCTCCCGGTAGCTTTTGATAGAGGTTACGCTCCAGGCGAACCGAACACGCAACGTGGGTCCGAATACCCGTAACTATAACGCTCACGGGCCTTAAACCTCACATTTCCGGTGTCGAAGTCGCCTTCCATCTTCGTGGACATTGGCATCCGTTCAAAATGGATAAAGCCGCGGGGAGCATCGGTCCTGATGAACCAAGCATCCGTGTCCGTCAGATAGTGATTAACGACAGCGCCTTGCGGGAGCATTCCCATGTTCCGCGTGGCGTTGATGTCGTTGTCCGCAGTGCCTGGACGAAGACTGGATTCCAGAAGACGATCCGCCACGAACTGCAACGCCGGCGGAATAATCATCTTCATGCCCCGAACCGAAACCTTCAGGCCACGCTCATCGACAAAAGCCGCGATGTCGATGAGAGCATTCTCAAGGCTTGTCTCGTTAAGGTCTGCTGCTGTGCTCGGCTCGTTGCGAAGATCGTTGTTGTTCACAAGAGGGTGATCCGTAGCACAAAGTTCCTTGCCATCGCCGCCCGTAAAGGAACTATCGAAAGCATTATTCAACGTAGCAGCACCCTTCACCTGTTTGGTGTTGGCCATGCTACGTGCCAAAGCTTTCGTATAGCGGGAAGCTAAACGGTCATAGAGATTATCCTCGATTGCTTCTTCCGTGATGGAAAAGGCAAGCGCGATAGTCTCATGCGTATATCGAGCGGTATACGCTTCCTGTGCATCGTCAAACGAAATAGCCGTTCCTTCAGCTTTCACGGGCGCGCTTCCGAACCCTGACAGCATCACTTCCTCCTCAAACGCACGTTCTGAGGACTCAGTATCATAGATTTGGGCTGCTTCGTCGTCGTACCTGGCGTATTCAAGACCGAAAAGGGCATTGAGGCCAGGCTCTAGCTCTTTCGCTAATTGAGCTCTGCTAATAGCCATATCTCAAGCCTCCTATACGCCGGTCATTGCAGGAGTACCAACCACAATACCGCCTTCTGGGGAATTGAAGTTAGTGGTAAACCTGACAATGGCACCGATACCAGCTGCCGAAAAATCAGCATTTTCCGGATCGTCAACCCAACCCATGATCCTCACCGAGAGACCAGCGGTTGCGGCAATCGTGCTGATTGCCAAACGACACAGGGAAACACCCGTGGCATCAGTACCCGTTGTGGCCGTGGAAAAGTCTGCATTTGCGAAAACAGCCGCTCGGGCAGTAGCTTTACTGGTCCAAGTAGCGTCCGTCGCAATTACAAACAATTGACTGGGATCGTCAGCAACAAACGCCTTAACGGGATGGTTGCTGTCGGCCCCGGAACCAGGCCAATAGTTTTTCCAGACAGTCTTGCCTGTGGTGGAATCTACATACTCACAGCCTTGGAAAGCACCCAGCATCGCAACAGTGCCACCATCAGTCGCTCCTACAATATCAATATACCCCGTGGAAAGGGGTATAATAGGAGAACCGTGATAGATCTTGTTGGTATTGCCGTTTGCAATCTCATACATCGAGTAGGCAGACACCCCCGTGGAATTAGCCCCTGACCCCAACTTACTTAGGGGACGAAGGCCAAAACTTCCATTTGAGTTAGCCATCTACATCTCCTAGTCCCCTTCTTTTTGGGGACCTCCAAAAGTTACACGAGATTGCCGATCAGGTTTGCTAATCGGCATCGCCGGATGTTGCTCACGCGCAAGGTCGTTATCAACAGCCGTCATTTGATCTTGAGTCATGCCACGATAGTACTCGTTGCGTTCCTCAACGATCTCAATGGGAACTCTTGCAAGCAGAAGGCCACCTACACCTATGACACCGGCATGTTTGCCGTCATCAACGGTCGGAATATCGAAATCAGGGAATTCCTCACCGCGTACCAGTTCCCATCCCTCGCGGGAGCGAGCAGAGATGTTCTTGCGGTCGTCAATACCCATGTATTCGGCCCGAATCCATCGATGTCTATATCCTTCGGGAGGAGGTGGTGCGTCCAACACGGACGGGGGCTTCCAAGGTTCTCGGCGTGCTTCCTTTGCACGGGTTTCATTAGCTCTCGGCGTTCTCGTAGACTTCTGGTGAGTTGTGGTCTCAATAGTCATGGTTAGTCCCTCACATATTTTGCATATTCTTCAAGTGGCACATTAAGCCTCTTCGCAATAGCAACCTGTGAAGGTGTTAACCGCACAGTTTTCCGTCCACTTCTGTTGCGGGATGCGGAAGATTCGGCTGACGCAACCTTTCTTCCCCCGTTTGACCTAGTCTTAGAATCGAATTTATTGGGAAATTCGGTCCTCATTCTCTTATCAAGCTCAGAATAGTATTCATCAGATGCAGGGTCAAGGCCCTCATCTTCAATAAGACCGCGGTGAATACCAAAGGCCCCGTATGTCATTACCTCGTCCTGACCAAACCAGTCATTTCGAGAGGCCCAGGCTTCTGCCTTGGGATCAGGAGCCGCTTGTTGAGGTGGCGGGGCCGGTTCCGGCGCGGCTGGCTGCTGTGGTGCGGCCTGTTGCCGTGGCGGGGCCGCTCTCGCAGCATCAAGATGGGTTTTCTGCACACTGAGTTTGGCCAACGCTTCCTGTGCGTCCACCAATCTGTCTATATCACCCGTTTCATGGGCTTCTTTAAGAATTCTCTTTGCTGTCTCGAGTTCGCTGGAAACCCGTCCATCGAATTGTTCCTGAAAACCCTGATCCAAGGCGCCAATCCGGTTCTTCAGTGCCTCGTTTTCCTTATTGACGTTTTCCGCATACTGGATGGCGCTCTGTTTCTGGCGCTCTTCCTCGCGGAATCGTTTCGTCAGATTGCTAATACGGTTCTGAACACTTGTACTGTAATCCTCGAGTTCGTCATCGGGTTCGGAAGACGCCTCAACCTCGGGGGCGGGTTCAGATGCAGGTGCAAGGCTCTCTTCTTCAGATGGTTCGGGCGTAAGTTTCACACTAACGGCTTTTTCTTCCAGATCTCCAACGTCAATCGGGGTTTCTTGGGGCATGGTCTCTCTCCATGGTTTATTTCTAGATGTGTTTTATGTCATCCGGTTCCAGAATGGTCGCGATGACCTCATCGTCATTGATGATACGGGCTGGCCAATCGCTTTCTTGACCACCATTAATCTTAAATCGGCAGCCGGCATAACGACCAATCATCACCCAGTCACCTTCCTGACACCAGGGAACACATTCAGATCCAAATTTTGCAGAATCCTGATAGGCCAACAACCCTACCTTCAGAACATAGGCCACCACCGTGGCGAGGGCTTCGCGTTCCACAGTGGCATCGGGAAGATGCACACCGCCATTTGTGACCGCTTTACCCATGTAGGGCATCACAATAATGCGCCAGCC